GCTACAAGGAATTGCATAAGCGGTCCGGCAATGGTGAATGCTATGAACCGCGCTTCTGCGCACGGGGACAGGATTCCCGGTGGTGACGCTGGGTATGCTGCATTCGCCCCGGGCGGTATTTGGGACCCTGTCAAATCAACGGTAGAAAGGGGTGCGTCCGCTGCCCTTAATTGGATCACCGGGGCGGCCGACGCGGTATCCTCGATCTTCTCCGACCCAATCGGAGCCGTCGAAACCGTTATCAAGGCTCCGGTTCACAAACTTCTTGATTCATGGGGTGGTGACGGAGCGAAACCGTTCTTCGACGCCGGAAAAGCCGGCGTTGATAAAACCATTGACGCACTCGGTGACTGGATTAAAGATCACATGCCTGTGGTCAGCGGATTCGGTGGCGGAATCGGTGCTATTGGCGCCGCTGCCGGCGACCTCGTGAATACGGCGCGACGGGCTATAGGTACCCCGTATGTTTGGGGCGGTGTTTCTCCGGGCGGCGGGCTTGACTGTTCTGGTCTTGTTTATTGGGCGCTCAATGCTATGGGCATTCATGTTCCGCGTCTCACGGCGGCCGGGTATCAGGCAATGTCATCGCCCGGTAATCCTATGGTTCCCGGAACGCTTCTGTTCTGGGGTTATCCGGCCCACCACGTTGCTATCGCCTCCGGTAATGGGATGATGGTCGAGGCGCCGACTTTCGGTATTCCCGTGCGTGAGGTTCCGATTTACGGTGGGCCGTCCGCAGGGAATCTTCGCTACGATAACGGCGGTTTCTTGCAGCCCGGCCTCTCAACGATCGAGAACAAGACTGGTCGCCCTGAGCCCGTTTTCACGTCAGCCCAGTGGGAGAAAATGGATAAGCTGATCAGCCTCCTGGAGAATCGTGCGCTCGGCCCTGACGTGCTCGAAATTCGGGACGTGGACAATGATCTTGTCGGGCGTATGCAGGTAGAGGCAACGTCGGCCATAGTAGACTATGACCGAATGAACCGATGAAAACCATTATGACGGAAAGCATAAAATAATGCCGATTACGGGATGGATTGCTACACACACGGGGCTGCCGTCAATAATGGCCACAGGCAAAGAGCCCGTCTATGCGGGGGATCGTCTTTTCGCTGTTCCTGGGATGGCTCGGGACAAAAGACCACTCACCGGTAGGGCGAAGATGATTCGTGAGCTCGAGGGCCCCAAGCTCACTGAGCCGGTGACAATGATCCTCTCAGACGCGTACGCCGTGCCGGGCACCACAATAAAATACACTCAGGGCGACTCCTCGGTCACGTTGACTCGCCCCGAGGTGGAGTGGTGGCGCGGCATGGTGAGCGGCCTCAACGGGCGCACCGTGCCCGGGCTCATCTGGGAGGAGGCCCAGGATAAAAGAGAATGGTCCTCCCCGATTTCGAGATATAACTCACTTATCGCCAGGTGGCCGATGCTGGAAGTAGCTCGCACCGGAGGTGGACAATTCGTCCTAGACGACCCGTCCCACGTTAACAATGTTTGGGAAATCTTGCAGAAGCGTGAGCCTCTCATTCTTACGCCGGGCGCCCCCGCCGACGTTCTGCCATCGCGATTCATCACCGTGGACAAAGTTGACAGTGCCAGGATCACGGGAGACGGTATCATTCGGTGGAATGTAAAATGGCATGAGCTCCCCGAGGATTCCCCCATGCTTGTCGGCCCTCACGCGGGCTGGGGGGCAGCGCCTTGTGTTACTTGGGGTGAATGGCGTGAAGTCGACAAGGCATGGAAGTCGCGCACGTACATTGAGATTTGTAAAATGATTGCGGGAATGCCATGAGAAACGGCCCCACGCTGGCCGCCCTTTCAGACGGCCTCAGCATCGGCGCAAGAATCGACATCATTCGAGGCGGCGAAGTCCTCAAAACGGGAATCCCCGCCTCCGAGGTGAAAGTCGAATGGTCCTCGACGAACCGCCAGGTCCCCGGCGCCCTTTCTTATTCTTGCCCAATGTCATGGGTCCCGGAATGGCCGCTGGACGCCCTCAACAATTTCGGGCAGCGCTCCATGGTCACCGCACTCTACGAGAATCGGCGCGGCGACTACTGGGAAATTCCACTCGGCGAATTCGTCAACATAGAATGGTCCGTATCAAAAGAAAAAGTAAATGTTTCCTGTAAAGATTTGACGCAGATCCTTGCTGATAATCCGAGGCCGTGGCCGTCCTCCCCCGCCGCTGGCGCCACTCTACTCTCCGAGGCCAATGAGCTCGCCGAATATGTGCGAGTGAAATTGGAGGACGACGTGTGGGATGCGCCTATCCCCCGCACCACACAATGGGGAAATTCGCGGATCGAATCAATATATAAGCTCGTAGAATCGCGAGGGTGCGGTATTCGTAGCGGCGCCGACGGAATGCTACATATTTTCAAACTCCGCGACAAGACGGCGCCTGACGAGATTTACACGTACGAGTCCGGTTTCCTTTTGGAGGCCCCGCGCGCTCCGAGATCGGGCGGCCGGCGTCCGAATCGTTGGTACGTCACCGGCAGTAAGCAACAGAGAGCTCAGGGTGAGCAAGAGGAACGATGGACCGCGGAACGCGAAATTACTGATCCCCCATATGAGCCATCTGGTTATGGTTGGGTTACGTCGCACAAGGAATTCAGTGCTGCAAGCTCGGCGAGAGAGGTATCCGAGGCCGCAGACACGTACATGATTCAGGACATTTCTTCCCGCTCTTCCCGCTCTTTGACAATTATTCCTGACGCTCGCATTGAGGTCGGGGATATTATTGGTGCGATTACCGAGGAGGGTGAGCATATTGCAGGCCGTGTCGCGGCCTATAGTCTCCCATTGTCTAATCCGTCCGCTACAATGAGGGTAGACATAGAGGTACTGGGAGAATAAACGGGGCATCATGGTCAGACCGTCACTATTGCTTGACACGGCGCCACGAAACGGTGGCGGACGTAACAATAACAACGTTATTGTTCAGCAATCCTCAGTATCATGGACATACGGGAAAATCACCGGCACGTCCGCCACCGATTCCACACTCCCGTCCGGCTGGGTAGAAGTGGGAATCCCCTACAGCAACCCAACATCTCATGCCGTTGGTGAATCCGATGGTATTGCCACGTGGATAGGCGCCCGCGTACTCGTCATCATTGATTCATCTGGTCGTGTAGTCAAGATCAGTGACCCTATTGCTGAGCCGCCTTCCGGTGCGAAGGTTGAGAACCTCGGGCACACTGGCAAAATGCTCAGCCAGGCCGCGAAAGATGCCGAACGTGCTTTCAAGGAAGCCGACGCGATTCGCGACCGGGCAAACAAGGCCGAAGGTGCCGCGAACAAGGCGGCGAAAGATGCTGAAAAAGCTGTTCAGATTGCGGAAGCCAACCGGCCTCCCGTAGTGGCCCAGACCGCGCCCGAAAATCCCGTCACAGGATTGATATGGTATGTCACAGACAATGCCGGGCACATTACCGATGTACGTATTTGGGACGGCACACAGTGGGTGACCAGAACAATGGTCGCCGGCAGCATTCTCGTCCCATCATCCGTGGGAAACGTCTCACTCGCTGACGGTTCCGTGTCCGCCCGCAACATTTACGCATCCGGGGAGCTCTGGGCCAAGATCGCGGCGTTCGCGTCCGTCACTACGGAAATGCTGACCGCCGGAAACGCCACATTCAACGCAGCCAAGGTCACCGGTGACCTCATCGGTAACCGCCTTATCGGTGGTGAGCTTTCGCTCGTTGATACTGAGCCGACGTCGGGCGAGAAGAATATTCGTTTCGGACTTGGTAGCGAATATGGGTTCTGGGAGTCTATTTGGTCCCCTAAAATCGCGACCGTGGAGGAGCTTGAGGGCGGCACACGGTTCGTTCTGACGGACAGGGATCGCCCTAATCGTAATGATGGCGCGCAGATGGCAATCTACGATATTGCTGTTGCGAAACCAAAAACATATGGTATTGCCGGTGAGGGCGTCGGCAAGGTTGAGGGGTATATTCTTTTCACCCCGTCGTGGAACGGCCGTGCGATTCTCACAATTAACATTGGCAAGAATAGGATCATCAGCGTTGACGAGCAGGCGACGGCCGGGCAGAAAATAAGATTCGATTTCACGCTCCCCGATGGTGCGTGGATCCAAGACACTGACACGCCTTTCTACATCAGTGCCCGCACGAACGATGTTTTTACGCCGGGAATGCAGCTCGGGATCATTTATTCCATGTACGTGTCATGGAAAATGAGCCGTTCCTCCGGTTTGCATATTTTCCGCGACGACGAGGGCGTGGCGAAAATACAGATCACTGACCGTCAGGGCGGCGAGCTTATCATGGACACGAATGGCGTGTCCTATGACCCGCCCGGGTCACCTTCGCCTCACGCGTCGTCTTGGCGTACTTTCACCGAGCCGCCTTTCGCCCACATGGCAACAAACAACGCTCATTTGTGGACTAAAAAAGATGATTGGACGAAGGTTCCTGTGGGTTCGCAGGAGAAGATTGTTCGCGGCGGAATGCAAGTAGACGGGGTAGAAATAATTATTCCGCAGAGCGGGCTCTACCGTCTAGACGGCACAACATGGTACAGGTCATCATGGGCGGGATACGTTGGCGGCACGAAGGTTTCTCGCAGCAACGACAATGAGTACGGCGTTTACATGTATGCTGCGTTGAACCATGGCCTGTGGACCGCGTTGCAGGTGACAGGCGTTAGGCGCTTGAATGTCGGGGATCGGATCGCGCTTTATACGTATCAGAATATTGACGAGGGTACAATTATGGACTGGGGCGAGATGACGGTCAGCTGGCTCACCTACTGAAGATTGTGCAACAATATTTTTAGGAGAAAACAATATGCCTAACACTAGGTGGACCGGCGGTGTAGTCCCCACAGTAGACGATAATCTCATTGAGGCCTGGGACGCGTATGATGATTCCGCCGGCCGGGTTATGCCGGCGGCGTCCGTGGCCGCGGCGCGGGTCATGTTGGCGGCTGCACCGTCCGGGGCAGTATCGAAAGCGCGCCCCGCCGTTTTCATTATCGACGATATTCTGTACACTGCCGACGGTTCCAAGTCCGGCGACGGGTCGTTCAACATTAACCCTGCGAATTCGTTCAGTGGTGTGCTTTACAGGCATCGCGACAATACGAACGGCCGCGGGCGTCCGACCTCGGATCACGCCACTTACACGTGGGGCGACGGCATTGTCACTCTACCGATCAAGAGCCTCATGGAGTTCTCGCTTGACGTGTGCGTGAGCATCGCGCACGAGGATTACAATTCCGAGGCCGAGAAAGACAAGGCGGTGGGCTCGTACTTCTTTGGGTTCAAGCTTGACAATCGTGGTATTTGGCAGACCGAGATTCAGTACAATCGCACGTTTATGACACACCATATGCAGTGGCGCCTTTCCGTGGAAGCCGGTTCGCATAGGGTTGCTTATACTACGGCGGGTAGCTATGGTGCTGACCCGTACTGGCATTACGATGGTGGCGTGTTTCCAGGGACTGTGTTTACGGTGGCTACTCTTGGTGCTACTCGCGTTGACCTGTAATCGACAAATATAGTTCACTATTAGAAATAGGTGATAATAATATGACTAAGGTCATAGCGACGGTCGTGAATGCCGCCGGCAAGACAGTCGGCGCAACAATGAGCGTCCGCCCCGAAACCGTCTACACGTCCGACAATATTACTACAGTCCCCGCCCCGGTGCGTGGCGATGCCGACGACAAAGGCAGGATTGAGGTAGAGGTAGACGCCAGCCATGGCGGACGATGGGCAATTGTGATCAATGTTGCGGGCGTTTGGGCGCGTGAAGTCAGAGGCGTGGAGCTGCCGGCCTCCGGCGACGTGCAGGTGACCTCCCTGTCAGCATGGAACGGCGGCACTACCCCTGATCCCGGCAATCCTGGCGGCGGTCAGGGCAATGGTGGCAAAATCACCGTCAGTGACGACGGTCTTACCTGGACCTACGGAGAGTGAGAAAACACAATGGCAAACGTTACTGGGTACACTAAGGCCGGCGTTGACAAGTTGGTCGCCCCGCTGTTCTCCTCGATCTCGCCTTTCACGGTCGGAGGGCACTACTACTCCCCCGTCACGTATTTCTGGCCCGATTTCTACAACGAGGGCCAGGCCGGGAAGATTTCAAAGTGGGCTAAGACACTGGCCTACGGGAATGCGCTCGGCTACGTGATCATGAATCGCTCCACAGGCGATTGGTCCGCCAAAGACAACGACTTTCTCACCCAGGCGCAGCGCGCCCAGGCGGCCGGGGCAAAGAGGATTCTCTGGTACATTCCTACCCGCTACGGTGCCGCATCGCTCACTAAAGATGATGCTGCTAGGAATGGCGTGCCGGACCCGGACAAGTTCACGCGCGAATACATTATGCAACTGTGCGCCAACCTGCAATCCCAGTACGATGGTCTTTTCCAGGGCGTATTCTTGGACGAGGTAATCAACGGCTGGGGCGCCCAGTCCGGCCGGGTCGGTTGGTACGGTGACCTCATTGGCGAAATTCGACGCACGTACGGCAAGAATTTCACAATCGCTATCAACCCTGGCAGTAATATTACTGAGGCCGTGTGCGCGCTCGATTTCGACGTGTGCATGAGTTTTGAGAACACTGCCACCAAGTATTTGACAGATGACCCTAATAACCCGATTGCGAATGATGTGATGCGTGCGCAGCCTTCCACCAAATGGTGGCACGTCATTCACGGTGTTACGAAAGATAATTTCCGGCAGGTAATCGACCGTGCCGCATCATTCGGTGTTTCACATTTGTATGTGACTGACGGTGAGTTGGTGCAGGGTGAGGGCGGCCAGTGGGTGCCCGAGAAGAACCCTTATCAGAATCCTCCGTCGGATTGGATCATGGAGCGCGTGATCGCCTGGCATGGCGGCTACCTCGATCTGGCCGAGCGCGTCGCCGCGTTGGAGGCAAAGGCAGCCCCGACTCCGTCTCCTCAGCCGGGCGCCTGAGTGTTTCACGTGAAACATTCCCCCTCACCACGACTTCCGTGATGAGGGGGAATGTTCTCGCATTCGGGCGCGGGAGACTATAGTCCCAAGCGTTGGTAGTCTCCTCCGTGCTCGCGAGCAATATCGTCCAGGACGCCCATGAGATCAGAACGCGCATCGTCCTGAACGTCGATCGACGGTGAGTTCAGAATCGAATGAATCGTGTTATTGATCTCTTGGAATTGGCGGGCGGCGATTGCGTCACACTCTACGGCAGTCCATTGTCGTGCTAGACGGCGTGCAAGATTGCATGTGTTCTCGCCGCTTGTTTCATGGGCGACACCTACAACATTCAATGGCCAGCCCCAGACAATCCATTTACTGACAGTGCCGCCGTCGATGTTTTCTATGCTGACGTCAATCCCGACACCCTTATAGTGATTGTGCCACTTCAGACGAGCGACCATGTGCGCTTCGTCAATATCGCACGCGTCGGGCTTTGGAAGCCACAACTGTGTGAGGCTGATCTCGTGCTCGATCTCCAGCATTGGGTTATTTGCTGTCATGAGACGCTCCGCAAGAGTATGCTACAGCGCACTGCAGAATGTTTGGGGCCATCGGATTCCCTGTGAGTCCATCCTGTTGATACGCCGCGCCTCGTCTTCACGAAAACACCATTATCGGTGATCTCGATCTTCCCCGGCGAGCACTCAATGGTAGTAACTCCCGTGTGATCGGAAACGCGAGGCGGCGGGAGCATGTCCCGTAATTCCCTAGTTATAGTCAGTGCGATTTCCTGGCGGTCAATCTTGCTCATTATTCCACCTCCATAGCCGATGGTGTGACACCGATCTGCCCCTGATAATGTGAACCCAACCCATTGGTGCCGTACGGCATACTGGCCGGCCTATCCAAGTCCTCGAAAGCAATCTGCGCAATCCTATCCCCCGGATGAAGAATGGCGGCCTTACTGGAATGCAAGTTGGCGATCTCCAGGGTCACGTTTCCCTGGAATCCTGGGTCAATGTATCCCGCGGACACGTGGACGAGAATTCCGCGTCGTGCCCATGAGGATTTGCCTTCCACCCTGGCCACTAGGTCGGCGGGCACGCTGACTTTCTCCTGCGTGGACGCGAGAATAAACTCGCCAGGCAGTAGCTCGTAACCATTCTCGTTAATGGTGACATTCTCGTCACCGTGACGGTAGGCGATAATGTTTTCGTCCAATCGCACCTCTACTGACGCCGGCTGAATAGACAGCGGCTTGCGCCAGTCGGAGATGAGTTCGCCCCAATCGATTCTGCGTCGGAGAGTAAAATCACTCAGCGTAGCCATTGCGGTATCCACCTGTCTTCGTTTGCCTTGATCATATGGACCGTGTAACCTTTATCGCATAGTATTGCTTTGGCTTCGAGGGCAAGAGCGGCCCTCTCTCCCGGGATGATTCCTACCGTGTCTTTATTGCGATCCGACAGTACGATCGCGCAGACGTACACATCATCGTCCGATGAGTCGCTGTAAGTGAGCACATACCCGCCTATCTCATTCGAATATGTGCATCTAGTAAAAGTAACTCTTTCTTCCTGCCACGAACGCAAAGCAAATGTTACTTTCTGAACATGTCGCACGGTACGCATAAGTTCACGGATCGTGGTGGACGGATCGATAGCATAACTCCTGATAGTGAAGTTACAGTCGATGGCATGCATAAACGCAGCCGCACCCCACAGTTCACCACATTTCGCCAAATCGACGAAAGCAATATTAATAATATTCTCCATAATACTCACGCTTCCGGAATGTAGTTGTTAAGGTGGTCGTACGAAATGGCGGACATGAAGTCTGTGAGCCGGTCTCGAACTTCCCTGGCGTGCCCATCCGGTGCGAGCTGTCTATCGATAGTGTCCCAGTAGACGTTTCGCAGAATTGCGATAACCGTCTGGCCTCCTTGCTCGGCGACGAGTTCACGAAGATACCACGCCGCCTTTCCCATATCAACATTCTCGTCAGCACCATTCTTGTGACCAGCCTTGAAAATATACTTCAAAGCACTGCCGGTCAGATAGTCTTTGTCGCGAATGAAAGTGATGGGCTCAGGGTCGAGGGTCGCATAGTGTGACTGGTGACTTACCTCGTTCTCGCACACATCATTCTCGGCACACTCACTATTCTTCTCTGTGACATAGATAGTGTCGTCGCAGAGAGTCAACTCACAGCACTGTTCGTCGAACGTGAGAAACGCTTCCCCGCCATTCTCATCCTCATACCAAATACACCATTCGCCAGTGAAATACCGACAAACCTTTCTGACGGGCGCATAATAGCTGCCAGAAACGCAAAAGAAAACCGGATCGTTGACGAACTTCAACTCGCAGCCAGGATCGGACTTATGTCTGCCGATACGCCGCCAATACCAACTATCACGCTTCTGCTCCAGAGAAACGTAGCGCCGGCTCCAACAGTCCACTCGCCATCCACTGAAAGAATTGCGGCGGACGTGCACCTCCCAGAAACCATCATGCGACACTACCTTCGAAACATACTCATACACGCCATTCGGGTAGTAAATCTTCTCACACCCATCATCTACAGGTGACACTACATAATCTCCTCTCTCCGTCTGGGTAATCGAATACTTGCCGTATTTGAAATAGTGTCTACGCTCTACACCGCCATGAATAGAATCGAAACCAATCCCCTTGTCGTCGCCGGTTTGCGCTACGACTCTCTCTCTACTACCGTCCGGCAAGTACAGCCAAACCGTTCTCAAAAACACCGTGTCCATAGCCGTTCCTTACTATTTCAGTTGCCGAGAGTGCCAACCGTGGCAAAGTAAGCGAAAAATACTTGGAGCCACCAAAAAGCACGCCACGCCAGAGACAGTCCGATAGCACCGACGATGAGGGCGACTGCACCCATTGCCATGCCTTCGCCCGTGGACCGCGGCTTGCGAAGCCATGCCACGAAACGATTCGTGGGGCGCGGCGGCACCATCACACTGAGCGGCACAGACCATGTGGGGGGCGTCGGGGCGGGCCGAGGTGGGAGCGGCGGAGGAGGAGGAGGAGGTGGCGTAGGCGCACTAGCCGCGGGCGGAGGAGGAGCGGGAGTAGGTGCCGACGGGGCACTCGAAAAAGTAGACATAATAGTTGTTTTTCACTTTCCGTTCAGTTCTGCCATGAGACGGTTAGTCCAACCGTCACTGTAATTGAAATTCGTGCGCTTAGCATGGCGCGTGCTCTTGATTCTCTTCGCCCGATTCCTTTTGTGTTCTTGAAACTCTATCGTCTTGCGACGGACCTCGTCCTCGCGTCCGTCCATACGGCGGATTGCTGGGTATTTCATGATTTAACCCACTCGATCTGGTCGCCGAGAAGTTCGCGCAGATCATTGATCAAGTTGCGTGCGTTCCCAAATTCTTCCTCGCTGATATCGAAAACTCGGTAGACGTTCCCTTCAGTGCAGACCACGAGGAAGGGATCGTTGACGCATTCGGGGAGGAAAACGTTGCGGACGTTTCCGATGAGGGCGGGCCGCTGAACGGGAATTGCTTGTACGAGGTCGGCCCCAGTGAGAATTGCGACGGCGGTCACCCGCTCAACAGGGATGCCCCGAAATTCGTTCTCGCCCTTCTCATACCCCTTTGCAGGGAAATGAATCTTGGTGCCCTTCAAATTGGTGAATACGGCACCTCCTGTGGTCTTGCATGATCCGTATCCGGTGCGGCGGCGTGCCATGGTAATCCTCTTCTCGAAATATGTGTGTGATGGTGGTGGGCGGTACCCCGTCGCCCGTGACGGGGCACCGCCGTTATGTGTGTGTCAGTTCTCCAGCCACCAATCGGCCAGGTAGGCGATGGTCTCGTCGGTCAGAGCAGAAAGTCCCTCGTGGACGATAGTGAATCCGTCGGCATCGTACTGCCAGAGTCCCCAGGAGACAACGTCGTCGCACACGTGGAGTCCGAGCGCCCACCCACCATCGGCGGTGCTCCGCTTGAGGCCGATGGTCTCGCCGGTCTCGTCCGTCCAGTAGTCCGTGTTGTCCCAGGCGTTGGCAGCGGTGCCAACGGCGTAGGCGATGTCGGTGTCGGTGGTGATGTTCTCAGCGGTGGCGGTCATTGTCTTGTCCTCTCTATCCCCGACTGGGTGGCTTGTCCTCCCTGCCGATGACTCAATCATGCTCATCTGTGCGCCGCGGGTCAACCCATGTGGACGGTGGCCCATCTCACAAAACTTGCGTGTGGTGTATGTTGACAACACGGGGCATGTGTGGTATACGCGCGCACGTACCTATACACGCTAAAGCCCACCCTCCCCGGGTGCTCATGATAAAATCATGATTACCGAAAACCTTTACGAAAGGCGGTGCAAAATTGGCAGATTCCGTCACAGAATACGCTGCGTCGGAAATGAAATATTGGTGCACCACAGGCGACTACGGGGGCACCGGATATGCCCAGGATAACCGTTGGACCTGCTACTGGAATTCCAATGATGCCGGCTGGAAAACTGGCCCCGGTGACATGGATTGCAGTAGCGGCGTAGCGGGCGCCTACAATATTGCATTCCATAACGTGTGGGGAACCGGATGGGATGACCCGATCATGTTCCCGCGGACAGGTGAAACATGGACCGAAACCCTGAATTCCCTGGCTGTAAATCGCGGTTTCATGGACATTGGGGACACATGGTACGGGTCCACGCCGTCAGGAGGATTCCATGTCGGCGACATGGTCCTGAAAACTACCGGAGACGGCGGCCATGTCGCAATGTGCGTGCGCGAAGACGACGGCTCATTCAACGCGGGCGACCCGCTCCTCGCTGAGGCGTGGATTAATGAGAATGGTGAAATCTCGGAAGGGCAGATGGGGGATCAGACCGGCTACGAGACTCACGTAGTCCGGTACAGTAGTCACCCGATGACTGTCGCGGCCTCGTGGTCCACGTGCATCCGTTTTGGAAAGCGGACCGATGCCGATAACGGGCACGAGTCTGCCGGCTCATACCGTCTTTCTTCTATTCAAGAGGCTGTTCTCAGGGCCGCCGATGCGGAGAATTGCCCGTGGTGGGCCGCACTGGCGTGCCTGTGGATGGAGACCGGCGAGCGTGGCGCGAACATTTACGGGCACGACGCCGGCGGCGCTGGCCCGCACGGCGAGGAAGTGACCGAGGAGAATTTCCGCGAATTCTTGGCGGCGATTCGAGATGGCGAAAACTCGAACGGTGTCGGTCCGTTGCAGATCACTTATCCGGGTTATTTCTTTGATGACCCGGATCGTGAATGGTGGATGCCGGAGAAGTCGGCCGAGGTCGGCTGCCGTATTCTTCGTGACCTTATTAACGCTGAAGGCGATTCTTATGAGGCGTTGAAGCGCGTTGGGTCGCGGTATAATTCAGGAAATCCGTATGACGCGTATGAGTCTTATGGGATTCTTTTCAGTAATCGTTGCAAGTCTTGGTATGATTATGGTCGTCCGTCTGGGGGCGCCGGAGAGGAATTTTGGGATATGAGCGAGGGCGTTGATCTGCTCAGGGAGATTCGCGATCTTTTCCGTAGCGGAAAGGCGGGGGATCACTTTGCGGGCGACATGAATTGGTACGCTAAGGCGACCTATGAGGAGGTTAAGTCTATTCACGCGTCCGTGGATCAGATTCTGCATTCTGTGACTCCGGGTCAGGAGAATGTTCGTGAGGCGGGCGCGATTTACGGTGCTGTGAACGAGATTCGTAAGGCCGTGTCTACGCCTTCGTCTTTGCAGGCGCATGATGGTGTCGCAGAGTCTCCCACCCCGGAGTCTCCTGCTCCGGCGGAGAATTCCTGACGCGATATGTTGGTGTTTCATCGTGGCTTGCTTGCTCGCTATTACGCTGAGTGTTACGTCATGGTGAATGCAACATACGGGGAGCTTCACTCTCTTCCCTCTCCGTGATCTCCTGTGGCAGTGGTAGAGCAAGTCTCCGGACGGCCGATGAGGGTCGTTCGGAGACTTGCTTTTGTGTGTGCTATACTTTCCCGCGTACCGCTTATCAGGTTAATACACAAATATTTTCCTACGCGTTCCGACGGTGCAATAAGAGAATACTATCGCCCTCATGTTTTCCTACATACATTAACCCGACATGCTCTAGGAATCGGCATGAGGGCGATAGTATACAATTCATCCAATGAAAGTGAAAATTAGAGTGACTAAGTCGCTTTATGTTGCTACCATTTTTGCGGCCGTCATGGTGACGGCAAACACTGCGCTCATGGTGTACGATGATTTCACCAACGGCACCATGAATGTGACTCGCGATTCTCTGTGGTGTGTTGGCGCGATTATTCTTTGGGCCGGCGTGCGCACCGTACGATTCATGCGGACTGTCGGCTACCATCCCGGCTTCCATAGAAAGTAACTAAAATATAACATTCCCCGCCTAACAATCATCGTTGTTAGGCGGGGAATGTTATATAATACGTGTTGGCAACCCTGATAAAACAATCACAATAAAGAGGACATTAGATATACGATGCTCAATTTCCTGAACGATGTCCTCTCCGACGCCACCCTAGTAGCTTTGGCTGCCCTCACCGGCACAATATTCTCGAACGTTACGCAACGCAAAAACGCACGCGACCAGGAACAGATCTCAATCCTGGACATTACCGTCCGATCTCTTTCTGAGAGAGTGACTGCCCTGGAGGCCAGTCTTGCGGCTGCCGAAAGGGCGGCAGACCTGGCAGAAGACGGCCGCCGGCGGGCGGAAGTGAAATGGTGGGAGGCAGTCTCTTTCGCGCACACTGTCCTCGATTGGGGCAGGTCCCTGAAAATTCTGATACCATCTGATAAAGAGGACTCAATCCCTACCGAGCCTCAAATTCCGGATTCCATGAGGTGATTCATAACAATGTTTACTCCTGAGGTCCGCAAGGCCCTTTACGCCCTGCTCACCGCCGTTCTTGGTGTTTTCGCCGCTTTCAATGTTATTTCTGCCGACCAGGCGTCTCAGTACGCTGACGCCGCTACCCAGATTGTTGGCGCTCTGACTCTGGCGCTGGCCACGTATCACACTCGCCCCGGCGCGGCCGCTGGCCGTCACGCCGCCGTCGAGGGTGAGGCTACTGAGGACAGGGTCGCCTGACCTACGCCCTTCCATAGAACATTACTGCCCCCCACCGCATGTCCGATGGGGGGCAGTAATGTTTCACGTGAAACACGGGTGAATGTTTCACGTGAAACATTCACCGTCGCTCCACGTCATCTCCGATGATGCGGGCGATCACGGCTTCGTCGTGGCGCTTGGTGACTGCCCACAGGAAAATATGGCGCCCCGCATCCCGTGCGTCGTCCGCATCGGGCTGGCTCACAGTGGCTCCCGTGGGCCAAAAACCAAGAGACTTCAAAACATTATCGGGCATCGTAGTTTTTGCCATCGCAGGAGTCTGCCAGACAATGTCCCCAATCTCCCATTCCAGCACAGCATTGATTTTCACCGGGGTGAGGTCTGCGAGAAAATTGTTGCCCGGTCGAAGATCAAATTGTTCGCACACGACAATGTCTGGGGCGAATTCGTTTCGTGTGCCCAGAATATCGTAGACACTGGCCGTCCAATGCTCATACTTGAATTGTTGAACACGAATGATCGAGAACTCATGGTCGTCGTAGAATTCTCCGACGACAATTCCTGTTGACTTGCCAGGGTCAACGGCCATCACCCGCTGTGTCACGCCTTTCCTCCCGCTTTCTTATTTCGCAGGCTTCGCCGCGACTTGTTCACGGTAGCAATATTTTTCACCGCGTCCGAACACACTCCGTCTACCTTGAGCCATAGCGTGTCCGGCGTCATCGGCTTGCCGCGTCTCTTTTTCAGAGTCCACGGCGTATCCGGGTCGTCCGGGAAAGGCAGATTCTTGTAGCACCATATTGCACAATCCTGTGGGGAATCGAAATGGAAGTCTTCCTTCGGTATGTATCTTTTCAGGTCATAAATGCGTCGCATGAGTGAAGGGGTAAGCCACTTCGGTAGTTCCTTGTACATGCGAAGTGATGAGCTGGTGCATGGGCAATTCACGGGTTCGCCGCCGCTGAAGCGCGAGACACGAATCCACTTCTCTTCCCCGCAATTCACGCAACGCATGTGAAAATACTTATGGTGATCGCTCATGAACCTGTACTCGGGTGACGTGACTTCCCACTGTCGGAAGCGGCGTCCTACCATTTCTGGCTCTTCCCCGGTCAAGTCTTTGTTTACTGGCTTGACCGGATGGAGAATGCGGCGGTTGCGACCTTTCTTTCTTGTCTTGGTGCGTATGATAGAGATTTCACCGGGACGAAATACTCCATTCTCGGTCGCGAACTCCCATTCGAATACAACCGATGGGTTGAATTCGTTGTAGCACCATTCGATAGCCGACATCATGCCGTCGAACTCAAAATTATCTACACCGTTCTCTTCTCGCCACGCCCAAATATTGAGGCGAATATCGTTGTAGGAACGGCTCGGCATAAGCGTCTCATTTGCTTTGCGATGGTAGCGCAAATACGGCATATCCGGCGTGTGGTCCAGTGCTACGTCAAGGTTGCATGGGGCGATTGGCTTGGTGATGTCAGGGCGCACGAAACGCCATTTCTTGTCCTCAGGAACCTCCAGATAGGTGAAACACCATTCCAGGGCGGCATCCACGGAAGAGAAAAGGAACTCTCCACTGGGAACACTTGTTTGAAGCCGTTCCAGCCTGTTAGCGGCTAGCCTGTACAACTTGTATGATGGTTGCATCATCGTGTTTTCTCTCTTCTCTTATTTGGTTGAATAGCGGGGGCAACAATACTGTTGCCCCCGCTATTCAAATCATGCGACCGTGTGCGTCAGAAAACTACCGGCGATGCGGTCGCAGTATTCTTCTTGGCCTCGAAATCAATGGAAGAAATCTCTGCCCTAGGAGGCCAGAAAGCGGGCTTGGGGGCGCCGTCCTCGCCGAGGATCGTGATCCCGTTCTCGTCCTGCTCGTATGCGGGGCGACCGTAATCGTCCAAACGAGGACGCGGTTTGCTCATCCGGGTCACCAATGTTGCGTGGGTGCCCTCCAGATTCTCGCACACTCGCTTCACGGTCGCGTCAATCTTCTGCGGGGACAGAAGATCGGCCCTCTCCATTGCATCGGCCGGCCAGAGGCCAGCGGCGCCGAAATACTTCGGAATGTTGAAGTGGATATAAGTCTTTCCATTCTTGTTAATGGTGAAAACTGTGCGGTCGGTGAGCGCCTTTCCGGCGTCCTCGTCGTCGCCGTCAATCATCCAATCGGTGACAAGCATCGGCCTACCACTCTTGGATGTAGTCATTTCGGCCTTGGTGATGAATGCTGAGTGTTTTCCGGGCTTGGGCGGCTCGAAATTGCCGCCGCCGGTAGCGACTTCCAGGGATGAGAGGTCGGTTCCGAAGTTGAAGCCTGTTGCCATAATTATTGTGCTCCTATGAGATGGTGGCAGGAGAATTGCGGTGGTCAGTTCTCGCTCTTGGTAGGGTTATCGCGGAGTGCTTCCCTGACGGCGTCGGCGGCGATAGCGAGAGTCCCAGCGGAGACGCCACGGTCAGCGGTAACAGTAATCTTAGCCATAATAGTTTTCTCTCTTCCTATGTTTTGGTTAGTGGCTAGTGATGTAATTGTGAATCTTGGTCATGCTCGGGTTCCCCATTGCTGGAGGGAATCCGCGCGTCTGTTGCTTTGTCACAACGTTGGGTTTGCGAGTGTACAGGACTGGCACGGTGATTTCTTCTCCGTCCCCATTGTCCACGTTCGCCCATTCCATGTAGCCGACGAAATTGAACAGGGCGGGGATGCGCTGCCCAGACTTCTGCCCCTCGAAAGACGGGGCAATGAACGTTTCCCCAGTGACTTCGTTGCTTTCGCGTGCGGAATGCGTGATAGCAATGAATGAAATGTTGGGAGCGTCCAGGAATACGCTGATCGCCTTCAACAGGGAGTCGTATACTGCCCTCCATTTCGTCCACGTGTCATTCGACACGGCCTCATAATGGGAGAGGATGAGCTCCTGGCACTTGTCCAACGTGTCGAACACGACAGTCTTGTAGGGGAATCCTGCAAGATTGCGTGCAATATTGTCGCAAAGATTGGCGCAATCAACCCACTTGTCGCAATGCACGACAGTAATGTTCTGTAAGTTCCCCCAATCCCGTACGGGGAGCGTGCCGGATTCGAAATCAACGTACAGGACGGGCGACATGTCGTCCACCTGTGACGCTGTGGCTGCGAGTGATGTTTTGCCGACGCCGCTCACGCCATGAATAAGCATATTGAAATGATTATTCTGTTCGGGGTTCACGACCGTCATTCCGAGACGGGCAAGAGTGTCCTCGAAAGTCATGATATGTTTCACCTCCTAACCGTCAATGTTGTAGTTTTTGAATGCTTCTGTGTGGCGCTCATGCGAACAGTACCAACATAGAGGAGACGACTGGAGACCGTCAACCTCACTGTCATGTGACCTTGCTCTCTCCCAAATGTTTCTGAGTCTCCCTACGGCCGCGAGCGCAACGTCCCGCCTCCACGGGAAAGAGAACTCACAAATACTATCCGGCACTACCTCTACACTGCAGTCCCTTGGAAGAGCAACAATAGAACAGTGGCCTACTTCGTGCCCAAGCTTTGAGAGACCATACCCGTAGAGCATGATTTGAATGTAGTATTTACGGAATTGTGTGCCCGCTATCGTGTTAGCAAACTGGGGCAACTCACTGTCCCATTTGACGCTCTTTTTGAATGCGGAAATCTTTTTCCGTGAGAGCAACTTCCAGTCTAAGACCGTCGCCGCCGCAATATCGAAGCGATCCACACTCCCAGAAATGCGCCCATAGTCTTCAAGATCGCATACCTCTACTCTCTGTTCCACTAGAACGTTCGGTTCGTTTTTTGTGCGCGATTCTGCGAAAGCATGAAATGCGGTGCCGAGAAACGGTGCCAACGAGACTCCCGTGCTTCCCGTGTCGTGCGGGATTCCGAGAAGCTTATCTGCAATGCATCGCTCGCAATCGTCCCCGATCTCACTCACGCCAATGCGCGTTTGCTTATCGCGTTCGGTTGGGGCGAAAACATTACTGACCGCTGTTGCGGCGGCCGGGCTCAAATTCAAATTTCTCCCCCTCCTGAATCGCGGCGATAGCGGCGAGCCTGACGTCACGTTGGACTTCAATGTCTCCGCTCGCGATATCTTCAATGAAGAATAGTCTTGCGTCGCCGGCCGGCATGATCTCGTAGACGGTGCCGTCGAGTTCCTCGGCTCGCATTGCGGCTTGTTCGAGATTCGAGTAGACCCGGTAATCGCCTTTCTGCGACGATTCCCATACTAGGTAGACGCCCATTAGTGTTTTTACTCTCTCTTCCTAAGCGTTGATTGGCGGTGTGTTATTCGATTATGGTTGCTGTGAGGCCGGCTCGCTCCTCGATCGCCGTGGAAATGACGGCCGCGTAGCATTGGATTCGCCAGATGTTCTCTGACCGAATATTGGGTACGTGCAGTTGCATTGTCTTGGCGCCGAACTTCGTGGGCCATTTCAGGATGATTGTGCGACCAGCGATTTCGTCAATCGTGGTGCCCTGTGTGATGCGCATAATTTTTTTCACCTCTCCTCTGTGGTGAGTTCGTAAATGTCGAGGCTGTTATTGGTGGCCATGCCGCGCATAATGCTAATGTTGTCTGCTGTGACATGGATGACGTTAATGTCTGAGTGCCCATCGTCCACTGGGGTGACGATCAGGAAATTCCTGCCGACCAGCTCCGTGTCGTCGGATACGAGAATGTTTCTGATAGTGCCTGTCATGCGGCGTCGCACTAGGTGAATGTGCGGGCCGCCGTGTGTTTCTGTCTTCATGGCATCTACCGTATTCGTGTGACGGTGGTGTACGCAATCCGCTAGAGCGTGGTGTCTATCACATTTCATATGAGGCCGCTCTCACGCAGACGCTCATACCCCGCCGCCAACCTCGGCTCCACGGCCATCACGTCAACAGTATTCTCGCACTGCAAAAGAAAACGATTCACCCGCTTTATTTGCCCCTTACGATTCAAACGAGCAGACGCCTGTAAATTCAAAATCACACTATTATCCTCACTCAACCAAATCTCAGTATTGCAAACATTCTGCAGACCGTCAATCCCTTCAGCGGCAGCCGCAATAACAGCACAGAGAACCCGCGGCCCATCGGACTCCAAAAACTGTCGCCACTCACCATGGTAATCACTAGACAACTCGACACTCTGATAGCCGGCATCAACCAGTCGTCTTCGCAACGGCGCCATGAATTTACGCGAATGACACCACAAAACAACCTTCTCATCTGGCGGCAGATCAGACAGAATATCAAGGGTGGCGTCGATCTTCGACGACCCATGCTCCTCGAACTCAACACTATCGCCCACGATTCTCAACGGCCCGAGAGTGACCTGCCTGAGCCGCCCATCTAGAACGGCGGCGGACGAGGCAACGCTGGCCCCACCATCCATGACCGCCAAACGATGATCCACAAACTCCCGATACATTCTCCACTGTTCACGCCGCATCCCACAGGTGACGCGCTGAACATTCACAGGGGAAAGATCACCGAAAACCTCACTCCCCCGCATCGCAGACCAAATATCACCCACAGAATCACGAAGTGCACCCGGATTCTTCTCGCCACCATAAATCCTGGCATACCGGGACGCCGCAAAAGGATTGAACTGAGAAACAAAAAACTCGTCAGCAAACCGGTAGAAACTACGGTCGACACTATCCGGGTTCAGGAATTTGAGAACACCATAAATGTTGACAGGTTTATTGCCGGCAGGCGTACCCGACAAACCAAGACGATACCGTGATTTCAACGCTTTCACGGCCCGGAAAGACTGAGTGCGATGATTCGCAATACGGTGAACCTCATCCACGACCACCATATCGAACGATTTCTTCGAGAAAGAAACATTCGGCCACTTCCTCGCGCCCACCGCCTTTCCCAGAGAAACCAACAGCTCGAAATTAATGATCCACCAACCGTCCTCACCGTTCAGCATGTCCTCAATGTTGGCGCGCCCCGCCTTGGTAGTGCGAGACAGCACTCTCGCTTCCCGTCCGGTGATGGTCTTGATACTGGCCTGCCACGACGGGATGACGCGCTTCGGGCACACAATAATGACCCGCCTGTCAGCGTCGAGTTTCTGTGCGACCCAGATGGCGCCGTATGTTTTGCCGCAGCCGGGTTCCCAAGCCAGCAAAGCACCACCGCCGCCTCGAATCGCGGCGGCGGTACGGTTGATTTCTCTTTCCTGCGCCCCAGTGGGCCGAATGTTAATCATTGAAGTTCGTCCAAACAACCACTAGTAGGCAAATGGTGAGCATGAGCACGAGACACGTCATCCGCTCTTTCCTTTCCGATGCGATGAACCCCGCCCCGTCATTGTCAACGAGGAGGGGTTCATCATATGCGGTCAGTGAGCGATGGCGTGACGCTCCACCGCATCCCAGTAGGCGTCCTCGTCAACGTCCACCACATAGTAGGGGGTTCCCGTGGCGGAGAAATACTGCCCAATCACATCATCGGCGATCGCAGCGACATCATAGTCGTCCATCTGGTCAAGCGTGGGGATAATGTCGAACATGATGACGTCATTCCGGGTGCTGCGACGAGCGATGTTGTCCATGATCTCTTCTCTCTTCTTTTCGTGTCGGTGTCACCGTTCCTCGGTGACGACCCTAGTGTAGGCAGACCGCTCGCCCCGCGGTCAACCCTGTGTGGCGTGACTCTGCTCACATCTCCAGTTGGAGGAGAGACAACGCCTCACCCATGGCCGCGCCCACGTCGCCACCGCACTCCAGCAGCCTCATGCAATCGAACGCCGTGTGCGCCCGGCCGTCCGCGAGCGGATCATCCGCATGATGCGAGAAGATCAGACCGCTGTCCAGCATCGTCACCCCCGGGGCCGTATCACCGCCACGCGCATACCACCATCGCCGCCCCACCGACTCATAAGGCCAACCAAACAAACCAACAAGATCATTGAAACTATACTTCGAGTTAAATTCCCCAATCACCCCACCATAGCCACCATCCGGCACAGAAGACAAAGAAACATCACCATCGTCTTTCTCCTCATACCCGATATTCTCCAGCCACTTATCAACATTCAAACGGGCACAGTCAATGAGCCAATGACGCACACGCAAACCAAGACGATGCGACGGCAGGAAAAAAGCTCGGGACGCCTCAGCACATGACCCGTCCCACTGGGCCACGGGCCCCAACACACTGAAACACGTCCGGCCGATCGCCTCACATTCCCCCGCGGTCATGCTGCGGGTGCACGGCAGAACGACACGGAAACGCGGGGACGGGAAAGACGACGACGCCGTCTCCCACACAATACCGGCAAGATTCGCCGCACGCATACGATCCCCGACAAAATCTTTCCGCGACCCATGATCCGCATCCAAAACGATAGCCGACCGGGACACGAAATTTCTCTTCTGCCGCCTACCCCCCGAAAGAATGCCAGCAAAAAACGCGGGAGCGTCATACTTCTCACACCTCGAGGGCGCCTCGCACAGAGCAGCAAAATCGCTCAGGTTTACGCGAGTGGCACGCCACCCTGCGATGGAGCGAACATTGCCCGCTACCATCACAGGGAAACGCGCCCCGAAAACATCACTCACTGTACGACGGTTCCGCTATCTGATCCCGCAGAATCGCCTCCACGAGATCATTATCCACAATAGTCCCTTCCGTCCGGAACTTCACGCCCCGACGAAGAATATACTGTCGATACTCCTCAACACTCCTCGGCGACAGATTTTTCGCCTCCAAAACCTGATAAAGGCGCGTCTCGGTCGGCGGATTACTACTGAAATCATCCACCATACGCGTCAAATCCGGGACAAAAACATAGTCGATCATTTTCAGCGCGTCGGGCAGCCAGAAATTGGAGGCCAGGCTGAAAGCTTTCCACACAGCGGACGATGACACGCTCATCTGCTGCTCGAAAAGAGACAGAATAGCGGCAACGCGCATAATATGATTCCCCATACGGTCAATGACCGCCTGCACCGCCCGCTGGAAAGGCGACTCGCGGGCCGCCTCCCTGCCCCAGGCCCGCATAGTTTCTACCCAAACATTCCGGGCAGACTCAGTCACAGTCATAGTCATTGGCGTATTGACAGGCCAAAACTCGGTAGCACAAGTGACAGTACCACGAAATTCGTGCTGCATCATACCCAGCATCGTTGAAATGCGCTCGGAAGCATGCTCAACAAAACCATCGCCACCATGCGCGCCCCGGCCATTGTTGGTGACCCATCCGAAAGACGACGGATCAGACTGACGGTCCTCCTCATCCAACGCGAACAGAATGCGCGGACCCCACCCCGTCTCGAACAAAGATTGCGACATGTTATCGACTACGTCGCCGAGAATCCCGGTGCCGCAGAAAGCAAGAGAATGAGGAACTCTCTCGCTGTCTGCCCGCTTGACACCATCGTCGCCGACACGCACGGACTCGACAGTCCTGCCCGAGTAGACGTCGGTCAGGAATCCGATGAGCCCGCTACGATACCCCTCCCCCTGTGACGCGGAGTACATGTTCTGCAGTTCGTCTACGAACATGATAGACGCCCCGCCGGGCCGTTGCGCCATCCGCAAATTCAGGCCTTCGGCAGTCACGTTCGACCCGAACAGGACATTCGCCATAAGAGACCGCTCGTACGGGCTATTGCCGATAGTGTTCAGCAAATCCTTACGATCAGCCTCGAGCTCGGTGATGCGATTATTGATATCGTCCCGTTCCGTTCGGTACTCGTCAATGTCGATACGCCCGCTCTTCTTTTCCAGTGATTCCAGGCGACGGTGCAGCATGTGGAGTGCTGAATCCACCTCCTGCACGGCCGCCAAAGGCTGAGACGAATCCCACCTGAACGCGTCCACGCAATCATCGAAAAACCCGCGCACCAAAGACTGTGCCGTCGTCTTCCTCGACAAGGTAGACGCACCCAGACAATGCGAGTACAAAGTCAACGGCACCATGTTCTGTGCGCTCGCAGACAAATGAGTCCTCGCAGACAACGGCGCGGACACCATCGTCAGAAAAGTCGTCCACAGGAAACGGGGCGGCGTCTCCGGAGATTTGGACTGCAAATAGTCAATAACCCGGTCAGCGAACCAATCATAGTGCACACCCCCATCAGGGAACGCGAACTCATAATCCGCAATCCTCTCAACACTCAATTGTTCTCCACCCCCACGTCAGCGAGAAAACTACTGAAAGCATCAAGAATTTCATCGCCCTCGAAAGTGTAACCGACGTCGAAAATAGGTCCCAAGTAACGGTCCGCCTGTTCGAAAATTGTCGCCTTGTAACCACGCACAGTGTCCGCTTCGAAAATAAACCGGTGCCCCAATGACGCGACGACAATGTGGATGCTGTTGTTCCAGGCGCTTACTTCCAGGCCGAGCGAATCATTCCCGCCCTTGCTGGCGTAATTCTTGCACACCTCAGTGACATGCTTCAGAAATTCCCAATCGAATAGCTTGATCATTTGTCCTCCCACAGTTTTGTCTTGATTTCGCCGAGCAGCTCCTGAAGCTCCCATGCCCCTTTTCCTCTCTCTACCGTTGTTATTGTTTTGTTCGTGTCGCGATCTCGAATACTCACCGAATACTCGTCCCCCACAATGTTGAGAGTGCACCCGTACCGTTTCCCGGCGACGTCCAAGTAGAGGATGGGCAGATCGCTGTCTTCCCGGGCATCCTCTCTAACGTCTAACAGGATGGACTCGCAATGCGAGTCATTGAGTATTTCCGCAACGAATTCAGTCACGATAGGACGCAGCTCACCGTCAATCATGACTCCTGTCTTTCCACCATGCCGGCCAGCTCCATGAAACGATTCACAGCATGAACGATAAGGTCCTGGTCGGCGTTGACACCATCCAAACGAATCTTATTTGACACCTGAACGATACGAACCCGCCAGTAGTCGTCTTTCGTGATAACAATCCTGAAGACGGTCCTATCGACAGGGTTCATGGCCATCGCCTTGAAGAGGACCCCGGAAAGACGGCCACCCTCATTGTTGCCCTGCAAAGCGATAATCGAACACTGGGGCCACTGGGTGAAAACACCACAACAATTGGCAAGAAAAGCGAACACCGCCCTATCAATGCTGAAGTTACTCATTTGCCGGCCGCCTTACCACGGTTCGCCGCGACAATCAAAGCGCGGTGGACGAACTCACCGACACTCTCCAGAGGAATTGCGACGCTCTTCCGCTTAATGGACCTTGCCCTCACCGTGTCGCCGGCGACCACGATACGGCAAGTGCTACCGATAGTGATGATGCCGCCGTCGTAAATTCTGCGGGCAGGCGCATGCACCCTGAACTCGTGGCGGCGCCCGTCGCCATTCCACTCACGGACCGCCTGAGCGATAACCCTTCCGAAAACTGTAACCATAATAATTCTCTCCTCCTAAATACTGTGATGGATACTACTACTTACCGTTGAAAGGGCGTAGGAGTTAGATGTCGGAGCCGATCACCTCCTCCGCTGGCACGCCCACCAAATCACACAAATCAACCAAACTATCCCTAGCGTCGAACAAGGCAAGCTCCCAGGTCTGCGAACCTTTCTCGTTGTTCCGCATTTCTTCCAGACAAAGAATGAAATCGTACGCCAGACGGGCACTCTCCTCTTTCCTCTCCTGGCGCTTGACGTGTTTTTGAATCCACCTGGCCGCAACGGCCGTGTTCTCACCCTTGGTATAAACCTTCCGCCACCAAGCATCAGCCGTCGTCTCTTTCGCACTGAAACACCAAACCGTCGGCCTACCATTATCAAACACATACGTTTCAATAATCCCAGCCTTAGTATCCCAGATCATGACGGTAAAGCCAGCATCATCGTAATGGCAGGAAGTGGCGGCCGGCATATTCTCCCGAATAAACCCCATCTCAGTATCCCGGTCAGTTACCCCCTCACTGTTAGGGCCATCATATTCAAACCAAAGCACTGTTCTCTTCCTCTCTTTCTTGGAATTGCGGTGGTGTTAGACGATCCTGCTGTCAGGAATCTCCCGGATTCGAGCACAAAATTCACCCCACGCCTCATTCACGGCGTCCGATCGATCGGGGGAATCCAACCTGCTAGGGGCAAGCTCGACACCATTCCTGCCCGCACCCACAATAATCTGCCCAATAATCTCACCACCGTAATAGGCGACCATAAGAGAATCCCCCGCCATTGCAAGAGAGACACCACAAGTGGCCGCCTCTGAAGCGAGACCCTCCATAACCGAGGCGCCCACAACAAGACGATCGAACATCTCCTGCACCCTACCCGCAACACTCTCAGTACGGGTCATACCAACATTGGCCTCCCAGTTGAGGGTCTCAATATTGTCCACGGTCAACGCGGCCTCACCAGAAACGAACGTCATCTCACCCATCGGCTTCGTGTAAATGTGGAATCGCGAAGAGTGCGTGAGCGGCTTGACCGGCTTGCGCCCAATAGCGTCACCCAAGGGAGTGCGGGAATGCTCAATAACAGGATCATTAGTGAGGTCATCCACAAAGTGGTCCCAGATGGGCCCCTTCGACACGTCCTCACCCGAAAACTCATCAATGTCCAGCTCGACGCCACTCCTCCTCATAGCGGCCATCATTGTGCCAATCGTCGCCCCGCCAGACGACACCACCAAAGTCGAAAACTCGTCCTTGTCAACATGAAGACCATGCTCGTCGGCCAGGGTAAGAATACGGTCATAAATTTTCGCCACAGCCACCATGGAAGCTAGCCCCTCATTAACAGGGCGACGGTCGTCCGGAAAATCGGGGAAATAGGCGGGTACGAGACGGTCGGACAGAAGAATGTCTTCCATATCCATTATCTGCGTTGTGCCATCCAACCAAATGCCCCGCGACCAATTCGTGACGTCAATGGTGAAATGCGCATCGTAAAACACGGTGTGCTCCTTCTCTTCCTTCGTGTTTGTGTTGTTCGGAATTGCGGGGGGGGTTACCGTACCCCCAGCGTCCCCCACAGAACCCACATGGCCGCCACGACACTAAGCGTCCCGACAACGGCGAGGCACGATGCGGTCAGGTAGATGATGGCGGCCAGGATGATTTCGCTGCTCCGCCTCAAGGGACGGCGGGTCGCAACATTGGTGCGCCTCGGTGCCGCGTGCCTCAAAGTCATGGTCTCTTCCCTTTCTCCGCGATGGTCTTGGTTGTGTTGCGGGGCGCCTGCCCTGCCCTATCGGGCTGTTGCTTTGCTCCCGATGCCCTTAACTCTAGAGCTCCGACAGGCAGCCTGTCCACCCCACCTGGGTGAGACGCCCATCACACTCCAGTGTGTTGGTTCCGACACGTCGACCCGTCACCCCCGGAACACCACGAAGGGCGGATGGGTAATGGACTACATGCGGTCTAGTGTCATGCTGCCTCAGATGACGTCAATGCCATTCTCTTCCAGCACACTCCCAACCTCCTCAACATTCTCCGGATCCACGCCAGCAACGCTGATGCCACAGTAGATCTCGCCGTCACTGTGCTCAAGAATTTCAAGTTCAAGCGAGACGCGGTTCAAACCAAAAACGATTTCCCTGCCCAATAGTGCGACGGGCCGCACGTCCACATATCCGACAGTACGGAGAATGTCGAGGGCGCGGATCATCATGTCAGCGCCGCGTGCGACATTGGCGAGCAGTGTCGTCAAATGTTCGGAAGTCTCTTCTTTGTCAGCGACGCTCACCGTATAGTTTGTGCCATCCATGTGCTCGATCATAATTGCGAACCGTGCCGGGACGTCGTTCGACGGCTTCGTAGCTCTGCGCACGTCCACGTGTCGGATAAGCATTCCCTCGTCTAGCTTATTGCTCATTTATGTTCCGTCCTCTCTTTCTTCGTGCACCGATCTTCGGTGGCGTGTCTACAGTAGAAGGGCGGGGGGGGTGCCGTCAACACCCCGTGCATGTGACTTGTGTCCCAGTGGGATGTAGGGGCTTCTGCGCCAACGGGCTTGCGCTGCCGCCCTGACCGTGTCATCATGTGGGCATGGATACCTCAACTACTCCGACCATCTCACCCACCCTCGAGGCCGAAACCCGGGCAGCTCTCATGCTCCGCTACGTCGAGGACCACGAGGACGTCGCCTACCAGTACGCGCACGCGCTGGTGACCTTCTTCACCGTCGATCTGGACATTCCGGAGGCTCTCCAGCTGATACGCGACATCGTCACCGAGTCCACGAACGACATCAGGGAGTTCGAGGGGGAGGAGACAGCGAGCCGGATTGACGTTGCGCTGCGACGGCTGATCGACCGTGTCGAAGTCGAGCTGAACGACTGAGCCGCCCACCCTCACAATATGACAGAGAACATGCCCTCGGGGCCTTGCGCTAGCCAGGACCCGGGGGCATTCTTATACCAACGGAACAACTCAACCGACCAGGGAGGAAAGGAAAAATGAACGCCGCCATCCACCGCACTGAAGGCCCAGCCCTCGAGACCATCGAACTCGAAGTCATCTACCGGATTCACGCCCCCCGCACCGGCGAGCCCTGGACCCTCTACGAGACGGGTGACGACTGCGGCGTCGACTCCATTGAGCCGCTGGACGTCCCCGACGGATGGGACGACGCCTACGAGTACACGATGACCGACGAAGCCATTTGGCCTCGCCTCACCCGCCTCGCCATGGACGCCTACCTTGCCCGCGCCATCCTCGAGGTCGCCTTCGTCCCCGCCGACGATGAGGGGACGCCCACCGGCTCGCGCGCTCTGCTGTACCGCTTCACCTGGCCCTACTGACTCGACTGGCCTGAGGACAACGAGGCCCCACCTTCTACGAGGAGGTGGGGCCTCAGTGCGTCTTAAATGGTTGAAGGGCGGTGCGCGATGGTGTGTGGTGTCGGCCACCACGGCATACTGATCTCTCACAGTTTCCGTTAACCTTTCGTTTACTTTTGTTTACTTCCCGTTCACTTTCTACGCATGTGGGTTGTTTGCTAGCAACCGGGGTTCTAGGAACAAAACACCCGTTTGTGTTGCTACAATGTTGGTGCGTGTCGTCACACTTTCTGCCCTTGTAGCAAAGGATTGTGTAGGAGTGTTTCGCGTGATTGCAACGTTTAGTCCTCGTTTTAAGTTGTTTGTTGGCAGTGTTTGTTGCGGTGACTTTGGTCCCGTATGCTACACTCGAGTAGACGAATCGTCGAAGACGATCGGCGGCGTAGCCGCTGAGGAGCCCTAGCGACGCAAGCGAGCGTCAACGCCGCCGGGTGTTTTCGAAGAGCTCGCCACTGTGTTGGGCCCAACCTATACTCTTAAAAGAGTACTAGAATTAGACAGTGTCTAACACGGCTAGACGGTGTCTATTTTTGTTAGACAGTGTCTAATTAGGGAACGTGTGTTATGACGTAATTAATGTTCAATGGTGAACATGGTGATCGTTAACAACGAACAGCGTGTGGTGGATGCAACAGACACTGCGTTGTAATGAAATGCACACACCACATTAAGTAGACGAACCCAGAACACACAAGGCGGATGCGTGTTACGTGCGTGCTCGCAGGGCTGCGCGCGCACTACACGCACCCGCCACATCACAAAAGCAAAAGAGAAGAAAGGCGAGGAACGAAGAAGAAAAACGAAGAAGAGAAAGAACAGAGAGTAGTGTTAGACGGTGGAGGCGCTCGTCTCGCTGACGCTGCGACGCGCCACCACCTAACACAAACACAAAAAGAAAGAACAAGAACGAAGAGGAGGAAGAACGGTGAGCAGAACAAGCACAAAAGAACACCGACAATTCAGAAAACAAGTACTAGCCCGAGCACAACAGATGGGCATCACACACTGCCCAGCATGCGGAGTAAAACTCCAATACCACAATGATGGACAACGCAAACCCAACAGCGCCGAGGCAGACCACATAATCCCAGCATCACTAGGCGGAACCAACCATGTGGACAACGGTAGAGTCCTCTGCGCCAAATGCAACAGCAGACGCGGCAACGGCAGGCACGGAAAAGGAAGAGCACGCCACTACCAGAAAAACGAAGAAGAACGAGACAGACTACCCGTAGCCGTCATGCCCACCGAACACACCGACACATGGTAGATCAGCCACCGCCATTCCACGGCAAGAAAGGCGGGACGACGAAAAGCGGGAAGTGAAGAGAAGAGAAGAGAAACAATAGGCGAAGACACAATGGTGTTCGGGGATAACGTGCGTGCTCGCAGGGCTGCGCGCGCACTACCCCGAACACCACCAACAAGACAGGAAGAGAAGAAAGGCGAGGAGACAGAGAAGACGAACGACAAAACCACACACCACACACCACACACCACACACCGCACACCACCGCTCTTCTGCCCCAACACAACCCTGTCACAAAGACACATACCCAACCAACAATGCTGTGACAGCAAACACAAGAAGGAAGATGAGAACAAAGTCCTCACCACCAACACACCACCGCTACTTCACACAGCAACACGAAGAAGGAGAGGAGCGGGACGATACGAAAGGAGCGGGGACAACGCAAAGACGAGGGGACACCGCAAAGAGAACGGGGACAGTACAAGACAAGGGGACACGCACACACCAGCACACCCGCCCTTCAACACGGCCACCACGCAAACTACAGGGGGGACACCAACACACAGACGGGGATGTCAGTAACACCACCGCCCTTCCATCACAATGCCACCCACCATCCACAATGCCCCCACCCACCACCACAGTGAGGGGGGAGCAGACAAAGGATACCCCACCACACGAACAGCACAGACACACACTCACCACCCACACACCACACACCCGGCAAGACACAGTACATGACACGACCGCAGTACCGACGAGTACCGCACTGGGATGGACGGGACACGGCGGACACCACAGACTGAGGCGGGCCGGCAACAGCACACGCCACCGCCATTCCACAGCAGCACACACCGAGAAGAGACGGACACCATCCACACTGTCTACTCTCACACTGTTCACGTTCACACAACCAACGAACAATCAATGAACAACAATCATCGTTCAATGATTGATCAACAAACAATAAACGATGAACATCATGATGATCAATGATCATCATGATGATGAACATGATGAACATGATGATGAACACATGATGATGATGTGATGCATGACATGCATACCAATACCATGCACCACGCACGGTGCCAACGCATGCCACAAAGGCAACAGCAACGCATGAACGCACAAACGCATAAAAATGCATAAAAACAAAAGAAATGTTACAAAAACATGCAAAAATATTCAAAGGCACGAACCAAACATGGCGTTCAAAAAAACCATGGCAACAAAACAAGACGAACAAAAGGGGGCCCCAACACAGTAAGGGATCCCTTAAAGTGGGACCCACA